AGTTTTGTAAAAATATCGTTACCCATAAATATCGTATAATAAATTGATCACGAGATATTTACCAAAAATGAATCTGGCCAAAATGAATACAGGCTTCGCAACCCATAAATAATATGTATGTACTCAACACAACTATATCTATACCAGCAAATAACTCAGGTTGTATCCATAGATACAGCAGACGGTACATCATTCACCTACAGGTATAATCCAGTGTACGCAAAAGTTCTAACCATAAACAAAGGCATTGACAACGTGTTGTTGTTTGAATTTGTCAATCAAAACGAAAAACCGGTCAATATAACCGGTAGCAATTTCATATTCCGTGTGATTGACACAGAAGGAATCACGGTGCTGTTAGAACAACCCATGGTCACGCTCAATGCCGCAGCTGGGCGAGCCAAGGTCACACTCATGGCCAGCCAATTGCTAGAAATCCTGGCTCAACCGGCCTACTATTCGATAACCCGAGCCAGCGGCAATCTAAACGAACCGGTGTTTGTTGATGCACAATCCGGCAGTCGTGCACCACTTAACGTGGTCGACAGTGTGTTGCCGCAGTATGTGCCCAGTCGTCCGCTTACTATACCCACTACCAAAATTTCAGCTCAAGGTTCAGCAGATGGCACTGGTCTAAATGATTACGGCTACAACGACTGGTACTGGAACGGCAATCCCAACGGAGCCAATTACTGGAACAGTTTTGCCATAACCGAATTCTACAGCAGTTTTGTCAAGCCTGCCCAGGCAGTGACCACGGTACAAATGACCTTGGACGGCTACACTGGCACCATAAAAGCACAGGCCGCCGAAGACTACGAAGCTGTTCCTCGCAATGTACCCTTGGGTGTTAGCATTGACAATCCGACCGGGGCCGAAAGTGTTACCTATCTCAATTATACCGGAACCATCTATCTCAACATAATTGGTTGGTACCCGCTGGTAAGATTGTGTTTCAACAACAGCATATTTGCAGTACCGAACGGACAGGGCATACCGGCTACAGCCTATGCCATATGCGAAAACGGTGTGGTCACCAGTATCAACATACAAAATGCCGGCCGTGGCTATTTGGCTCCGCCCAAAATCAACATCCTGGGAGAAGGAGCTGGTGCACGAGCCGAAGCCACCATAGACGATACCGGTGCCATAGCATCGATCACAGTGACCGATGGTGGATCGGGCTATTGGTTGGTACCCAATGCCGGAATCAACACTCCATATTATCCGGTTCCGCCTGACAATCAAGGTGCCATGGTGGTGATCAGTACCGGCTATGTGGTGGATCTTTTTTATAGATAATCAACTTGTTTTAATTGTGGATTAGTATAAATAGGTGTATGAAATATATCTATCTTATTACCTCGCCATCCGGAAAGCAATACGTTGGTAAGTGCACCTTATCATTAGAACAAAAAGCAGTGATGTATCAATCATCTGCCAAATATTATCCTGACATTAAAAGACCTATTCTGATTGCAATTAGAAAATACGGTTGGGATAATATGAAATTTGAAATTATTGAGCAAAACAATAGCTGGACAACTCAAGACCTAAATGCAAGAGAAAAGTACTGGATACAACATTATAAAACATTCCATAATGGATACAATGTCACTAGTGGCGGAGACGGACATGATTCAGAATCGGCTAGATTATTTTGGGCTAATGCATCGAGTGAGTGGAAACAAAAAAGAGCATTGAATTGTAGCAAAGGGCAGTTGAAAAGATTTAAAGATAATCCCGACTCTGAAAAAACCAAAAAACGTAAAAGCGATGCACATAAAGGATCTTATAGAATTGAATCACCTGATGGTAAAGTTTGGGAAACAAATATTGGATTGAAAGAGTTTGCTGAAAAATTTCAGTCTGAGCTAAAAATCTCATATTGGGGCTTGTTCAGTGCCTATAGAAAATGCTATAATAAACAAGATAGCAGTGTGATTAGAAAAAATACTAATAATTGGAAAGTAACAAGAATTGATAAACCAGACAGTCGAAACATACTGGAGGCAAGGTCGGAAGATTAAACAAACCTCTTCTGGCTGGTTATCCGGAAATGCCGTTTGTTGTATACATCGTGGCGACAAACAAGATAAGAGAGGCCGCGGTGGCCTTAAAATCATTGACAAAGGCTGGAGTTATTCGTGTTTCAACTGTGGGTTCACTGCCAGCTTTATCCTGGGGCGCAATGTGGGATTTAAAGCTCGTCGATTTCTAGAATGGCTGGGGGTCCCTGTTGAACAGATAGAACACCTAAACCTCGAAAGTCTCCGGCACCGCAGTATCGAAGGACTACTAGATGATCGTCAACGTGTGGCCGATGCGTTGGCCAATATTGCCTTTGAAGAAACGGATCTGCCGGATGATTTTGTCATAGCAGATGAAAACACTCCTACGGTATGGGCATATTTGAAACAGAGATGCCTGCCCTTGGACTATCCGTACGGACTCCAAGGCACACCTAGTGATGCCAAATGGACGGCTCGGTTAGGAGTGGTTGTGCCGTTCACACACGAGTCTCGTGTGGTAGGATATGCCACACGATATCTAGACGATCGCACTCCCAAGTATATCAATCATACACCTCCGGGTTATGTGTTTGGCACAGATTTACAACAGGATACTTGGCAGTCGGCCATCGTGGTTGAAGGAGTGTTTGACGCACTCAGCATCGGCGGCCTGGCTGTGCTACATGCCGACATCAATGATGCACAGGTCAGACTGATACGCAATCTAGGACGCGAAGTCGTTGTAGTACCTGACCAAGACGAAGCCGGCATGCGTCTGGTAGATCGGGCACTGGAACTGGGATGGAGTGTGAGCATGCCTGATTGGCCTACAGGTGTAAAAGATGTGAATGATGCAGTAATTTGCATGGGACGATTGGCCACTTTGCTAACTATTATGCAGGCTCGTGAAACCAGCCGAATCAAAATTGAACTAAGGAAAAAACAACTTGTTAAAAGACTACGGACTTGATGTCCAACGATTATTCTTAGAAATGATGTTGCAAGACGCAGAAAGTTATGTGCGTGTGCAGAACATTTACAATCCAGAAAACTTTGATAGAAGTCTGAGACCAGCAGCTGAATTTATTGCTCAACACAGCAATCAATACAAGACACTGCCTACCGCAGATCAAATCTCGGCCACTACCGGCGTGCGACTGGAGCATATTCCAGATCTCACCGAAGGACACTTTGACTGGTTTATGGAAGAGTTTGAAGCATTTACTCGACGCCAAGAACTGGAACGTGCGATCCTGAAAAGTGCTGACCTGTTGGAAAAAGGCGAATATGATCCGGTAGAGAAACTGATCAAGGATGCAGTACAGATCAGCTTGACCAAAGACATGGGCACAGACTACTGGGCCGACCCTAGGGCCAGGATTGACAAATACTTTAACAGTGGTGGACAAGTCAGTACCGGATGGCCACAGATGGACAAGATCCTGTATGGTGGATTCAGCAGAGGAGAACTGAACATTTTTGCCGGTGGATCTGGATCGGGTAAAAGTTTGGTCATGATGAACATAGCCTTGTCGTGGTTGCAGATGGGCCTTAGCGGCGTGTATATCAGTCTGGAACTTAGCGAAGAACTGTGTGCTCTAAGAACCGATGCCATGTTGGCCGGAATGAGCACCAAAGAAATTCGCAAGGACATCGACCAAACCGAACTCAAGGTCAAGTTGGTTTCAAAGAAATCGGGTCAGTATAGAATCAAAGCACTTCCGGCGCAAAGCAATATCAACGACATTCGCAGTTATATCAAAGAAGTGCAGGTACAAACCGGCATTCGAGTGGACTTTGTCATGTGCGACTACTTAGACTTGTTGATGCCGGTATCAGCCAAGGTCAGCCCAAACGATCTGTTTGTCAAAGACAAGTATGTAAGTGAGGAACTGCGTAACTTGGCCAAAGAACTAAACGTGTTGTTTGTGACAGCGTCACAGTTGAATAGATCGGCTGTGGAAGAAGTGGAATTTGATCACAGTCATATATCAGGTGGTATAAGCAAGATCAATACTGCGGACAATGTGTTTGGTATCTTTACCAGCCGAGCCATGAAAGAACGTGGCAAGTATCAGATACAATGTATGAAGTCAAGATCTAGTACCGGTGTAGGCATGAAGATTGATCTAGACTACAATATCGAAACTATGCGTATTACCGATCCGGGCGAAGACGAATCAGCTAGCAACGGATTCAAAAAACCCAATATTTATGAAAGTATCAAAGCACAAAGCCGTGTCACGGCCCCTGAAACTGTGGATCAAGACACTGGCGAAGTTGCGCCAATCACTGCCGATGTGCAAAGTGCCAAACTCAAACAGCTATTAGGCAAGATCAAAACTGGTTGATTTAGAACTGATTAGTTTAAAAATCCGCTAAATAATAAAAAGGTCCTGGCCATATGCAAAAGAAAACTCGCAGTATTCTTGAAGAACTAGAAACGCTATATGCCGAGCGTGATCAACGTCACGTGATTGAAAATCGTGCCGCAAATGTCATTGCCAGTGCCATACGCCTGCTGGAACAGATAGATTCGAGTTACACACCCGACCAGGCCGAAAACCTACAGCGTAAATTGATCAATGCTATCAAATTGAGAGACCCGGCCAAATTTACCCGAACAGTGAGACGTACAGATGCAAATTCATGAGCTGACACAACCCGGTAAGCCGCAGTTGGATGAAGTGTTTGACACAGCCCGTGCGATTTGGAACAATCCCAAAAGTCTAATTTCATCACGGGCACTGAGTCAGGTCCAACCAACAGCCACCAACGCACAAGCGGCCCGTGCTGCTGCAAAACTAAGCAAGCAAGGTTTCACTGGTGAAGGCCCCGGTTTAGAGCAGGCTTTGGCAAAATTCCAGCAAAATCCAGCGGCCCAACAATGGGTCAACAGTATAGTGGCCAAATGGCCAGCACAGGCTCAAAAGATGAAAACGCCCACAACACCGGTTACCGAAGATGAACCGGTCTATCTTCCTGGCAGTAAAACACCGTTGGATCCTGACAATCCGCGAGATGCCCAAGTATTGGCCGCCATGTCCAAACAGGGACTTACTCCACCGGTTGCCACAAAAACAGTGTCCAGCCTGCCTAATAAAAAAAGAAAACAAAACACCACAACCACAGTTACTCCTGGTGCTCCGAGCTATCGTGATCAATTCCGCCAATGGGTCAACCAAGAATTAAAAACCATCAGCTTGGACAGTATCGAACAGGCAGTTCCAGAACTGGCTACTCGTCTTGAAAAAATCATGGACGAAATAGTTGCCAATCAAAACAATCTTCCAGCACAGCAAAAATTGGTACATGATTTTTTCTCGTTGGCCGTGGCCGGCAATCATGTGGCCAGACAGCAATCCAGTCTAGGTACCGGATACGGCACCAAATCAGTTGTCGACAACACCGGTTCTGCACTTCCGTTGGATGCTGCTAGCGAATTGAAACTAAAACAAGAGCTAGGGCGTGCAGGTGTACGTCGATTACGATCAACACGCAATCCAGCTGTGGATGGCATGCTACAAAAACTAGGCATAACGATCACACCATGAATCTACTAGAAGGTGGCAACGTATTCAAAGATGCTGACGGTCGTGCTCTTACACAACGTATCAATCAAGCCGATGTTGATCCCACTGTTAATTGGTTGGAAGAACTGACTGGGCTTGATCTACACGGCAACCTAGATCCCGACACAGCCGATTCGCAACACCCCGAAGGATATCCAGAAAAATGGTTGGGCACCACTGGCAAAAAACCCACATCGGGCGATCTAGATCTTGATTCAAGTGACACAACCAAAGACGCCTTGCAACAGCGATTGACCCAATGGTGTGTCAGTCACAATCTGAACCCTCAAGAGTATGTTAAAAAAACTGGCAGTATTGTGCATTTTAAAACTCCAATCACAGGACGCCCGGATCGGGGCTATGTGCAAACAGATTTTACATTCCTACCAAAACCACCATGGGGCCGATTTGTGCTCAGCGGCGGATCAGGTAGCCAATACAAAGGTCGTGAACGCAACGTCATGATGAATAGTATAGCCAAAAGCATGGGCTATAAACTGAATCAAAACGATGGCATTGCCGATCGTGCTACTAACCAACTGATCACCGACGATCCAGACAAAACAGCCAAGCTGTTGTTAAATCCTCGTGCTACCCGTAGTGATCTACGTAATGTAGAAACTATATTGAAAGCCCTGGAACGAGATCCCAAACGCGATGCCAAATTGGCCGACTTCCGCGAACACATGAAACGCGAAGGTATTCCGTTTATGGAAACGGCCAATGCCAACCCTTATATCGAATACAACGAAGTCAACTTCCTGGCACGTCTACGTGATCGCATCGTGAATCAAGGCATGCAGAAATTGATCGAAAGCGAAGTGCAAGGCGGCCGTGCCAAAGGCATCGAACACTTGGAAGATCTTGTGTTCCGTAACGGCAGTGCCGGCATCAAACGAGCCATGGACATCGTCAAACACACAGCTGCTAATACCGGAGCCACAGCCACAGTCAAGTGGGACGGTAAACCAGCCTTGATATTTGGACGCGACGAATCCGGCACTTTTATTTTAACTGATGTGTCGGGTTTTACTGCCAAAGGCTACAACGGCCTGTTTACCAGTCCAAGACAGGCAATCAATCTACTGGCACAACGTGATCAGGATGCGGCTGCCAAAGGAAAACCGGCCGGTCGTGTGGAATATCTTGGTCCTATCTATGAAAAACTATGGCCCATGTTGAATGCGGCCCTGCCCAAAAACTTCCGCGGTTATGTGCAAGGTGATCTGCTGTATACCGATAGACCACCCGAACATGCCGGCAATTTTGTGTTTACCCCCAACACCATCACCTACCGTATTCCCATAGCCAGCGATGTTGGACAACGCATAGCCAACAGCGAAGTTGGCATAGCCATGCACACACGCTATGATGAACCGGGTGCGCCAAAAGAGCCCATCGGCAACGTGGCATTTAAACCAGTACCGGGCCTGCTCCTGCTGGAACCTGTGTACGCCAAAGAAAATGTACGTCCCAACAAGAACCTGGTCCAGGCCCTGAGAGACCTATACAAATCATCGGGCACGGCCATAGATGGCCTGTTTAATCCGGCCGAACTCAGAGCCTTGCAAATTACTGATCTGCCCAAGCTCTGCATCGATTATATCAACAGTAGAGTGGGCACTGATTTTGACAACTTGATTGCCGGCTTTGGCCCTTGGTTGCAAAGCACACAAACACCAAGAAAGTTTGCCAACATCGTGGAATACCTGCAAAGTCCACGTAGCAATCTCGAAGGCATGGCCGCGGCATTTGAAGCCTGGGCCTTGCTACATGATATCAAAATGGACATACTGCGTCAGTTGGATCTACAACATCCCGGTCAAGAAGGCTGGGTAATGGCCACTCCGGCCGGTATAAGCAAAGCTGTAAATCGTCTAGCAGGCGGATTCACCAGTGCCAATCGTGCTGTAAACAATCCAGATTAAACAACCAAAAGCCAATTTTTTTATCCCGATCATAAATAATAGTAGGACCTCTGAGTCCATACATAAAGGAGATTTAAAATGGCATATATAACCGTAGTTTCCGGTGGTGCACAACCGGTATTCGCAACAGACGTACTTAATGGTACTCCTGCACAATCTGGTAACTTGGCTAACGCTGCAGTTACTAACTTCCAAGGTCCTAAGTTAGACTTTTTCAGTTTAGTGGCTAACACTGTATTAAGTACTGCAGGTGCTGGTAACGCAATGGGTTATGTTAGTAACGTATTAATGGCTGTTCAGCAGACTTCAACTGTGGCAATGTATCAAGTTAACCCAGCTGCTCAACAAGTGTTAAACATTGCTTTATACCCAACTGGTGCTTACACAACTGCTAGCTTAGTTGCTGCTGCTCAACAGGCCAATGCAACAGGTGGTTTAAACATTGGTATTCCAACTGCCAACGTTTATGCAAATGCAACTTTTACAACACAAGGTACATACTATATTTCTTAATTGAGTTAGTATCACGACTTTCGTCGTTGAAAGACCCCAGATTAAAACCTGGGGTTTTTCTTTGGCCGTAAATACAGGCATAATGAACAATGATGTTGTGGTCGACGAACTGTTGGAACAGTGGATTGCCTGGAAAGAAATCTTGATAGCCAGTAAAAAAAATGCCGAACTACAAGCGGCATTAGATCGTGTGTGGGTGTTGTATCAGCTATATAAGCACTCACGATGAGATTTTCCTGCACTACCGGGTTTGATATCACTGCTACTGGTGTTACTGGACACTATAAATCAGCACAGGTACCTTTCCAGGATCGTGCCGGCAACACAATCACGGACGTGGCGACCTGGAATAGATCTCGTAATCAACAACGCAACTGGGAAACTGTAAATCAAATCATTGGCATGCGTACACAGATTTCTGTGTCGACTGCTCCGCATCACAGTGGGTCGACCTGGAGTTTTGAATTTGAAACCGAGACCCCGGGGGTTTACGGCGACCACACTGACCCTGTGGCAATACTGCGCACAGATGCGGATGGTGTGCCCATGCTGATAGATCTGGACAATCATCCAGGACTGTCACCATTTATTGTGGTTTCTGGCCCCGAACAAAACATTTGGTTTAGTACTATCTCGGTAAATATATGATGACAACCACAACCGAAATCGAGAAAAAAAGCCTGGAAGCACATGTTGAACTATGTGCCGAACGCTACAATGCATTAGAAGACAAAATGACAGCCATGGCAGAAAATATCGCACAGCTTTGTGTGATGGTCCAAGAAGTCAAATCTTCTGTGAGTAAATTAAGTGAAAAAAGCACTGATAGATTGATCGGCTGGGGTGTGGGCATTATTGGATTTTTAGGTGCATCAACAATCTATTTGATCACTCATTATGTTTTTAAATGAATACAGCAAAAGAATTTGAACGGGCTTTCCGCCAAGAATTCCCCGGTCTAGTAGACACAGCAATTTGGCAAAATGATGCCGGTGAGTACGAATTGTTTGGACACTATCTTATTCGTCCCGAATCTGCAGGATACAGAGTGTTTTGTTCGGCCACAGATGTTGGTGTGTTTACCAACACCAGACATGCACTCAGTTGGTGTATAGCCGACAAACACAAATCTTATGCACTGGCACATGATCTGCAGACACTGGATCAAAAACTAGGACATATCAGCAATGACATAGCTGTACGAGCCGCTATAGGCGATCGTAGCACGAGGCCGCAGTTCCGAGAAGATATCGAAATCAAGCTAGAAGGCAAAACAATACTGAAAAAACAACTCGAACTTCAATTAGCCAAATGCGTCAATCAGGCTAAATATTATCAACAACGAGGATCAAACAATGAAACTGCAAGAACTGGCCGCAAGCCCAACAAAACAAGCCGCTAAGGTATTCGAAAGTTACTTTGGTGGTCGGGTACAACTCAACAATATCAATCGTAGACAAACTCGCAATTTACTGAGTCGTGTACGCGGTCTGATAAAAGAGCATCGCTCAACACCCAAGTTCCATAACAGCGAGAAGAATCCTTCCTATTTAAAATTGGTCATGCTCGAACAGGTATTATCTGCCAAGATGCACGAAGATGCCGGTGGTGGAGCCACCGTGGCAATTGGACAGCCCACAACTGGTGCCCCAACTGCCACTGCCTCGGCCAATCCCAACCAGCAGGCAGCATTACAGACTGCACAGATCCAGCAGAAGAAACGTCAAATCCAAGATCAGATCAAGATCAAACAAAAAGAAATCCAAGATCTACAACAGGCCATGAACAATCCCACCATGGTTGCGGCCATGGAAAATCGTCGCAATCATAATCGTTTGTATCGCCGCCTGGCCGAAAGCGAAATACAACAAGCACAGGTAGTACTGGCTGCTCAAGACATGGTTGATCGTGTACAAAAAATGTTGGAAGATGTGACCAGTATGCAGTTTAAAGATTTACCTGCCTTGGCGGATCAAGTCAAAAATGAAGTTGGTATCGAACAAAGTGCTCAATTCAACACTGATGCCAATGCGGCATTGGGTGGGCTGGTACAAAACTTACAGGCCAGCAAACAACAACTGGAACAAGCTCTTGGTGTGGTAACTGGACAAGGTGGCTCAATGCCTCCTGCCATGGATGCCGTGGGCAGTGAACAACCTGCAATGGGCGAACCAGCCGCAGTTCCTGATGCCGGCAACGATGATTTGGGTGCTGACCTTGACCTTGATGCCAACATAAAGGCACCTCCTGCTGCGTTGGGACGTGGTCGTAGATAATGCGTGTACAGGAAATATGCGAGTCAGCTGATCCTACTGCACAAAAATTACTGGCACTGAGCCAATTTTTGGCAGGCAGGGCCGATGATGAAAATGCCCAAAAACAAATCAGCACAGATGCTTTTATACAAGCAGCCAAAAGTCTTGGGCTCGAAATAAACGCACAAAATCTGCCCGAACTCATGGACCAAGAACCGCTCAAGGACATACTGGAACCCATGGATCCCAATTCGGGCGTGATCAGATTCCGCGGTAACGATACAGGTGATACCGGTATGCCGGTTGATCAAGCTAGAGCAGTAGTAGACAAAAATGCCAAAGCCGCATTGAAGCGCCGAACCTAAACCCATTGACTTCTCAGTATAAATACTGTATACTTACAGTAAAGGAGTATAATCATGAGAAAACTTATCCTAACAAGCATCTTAGCATTGACCTTGGTTGGTTCAGCATCAGCTGAAGCGCACTGGCGTGGCGGTTATGGCTATCGCGGCGGGTGGATAGCTCCGGCCTTGATTGGCGGCGTAGTTGGATACGAATTGGCACAGCCTAGATACTATGCACCTCCTGTTTATTACACTCCTCCTCCCAGCGTGGTTTACGTACAACCTCAAATAGCACCACAAACGCCACCTGCTGGGTATCACTGGCAAGAAATCTTAGATCCACAGACTGGCACGCAAAAACTAGCACTGGTACCAAACTAATGGCATACTCATCTCAGGTAATTGATCACTATGAAAACCCACGAAACGTGGGTAGCTTTGCCAAGGACGAAGAAGGTATTGGCAC